ACACAGGTTCGGGCGGAGGTGGCGGAAACGCACAAACACCCTCATACGCAAGCAACGGTGCTGATGGTGTGGCTGTTCTGCGGTGGAAATTCCAAAACTAATGGCACACTTTGCAGAAATAAATGAAGAAGGAATCGTCCAGCGCGTGCTGGTTCTTTCCAATGAACGCATTACTCAAGACGGTGAAGAGGTGGAGGAATTGGGTACGGCTTACCTGCAGAAGATGTTTCCCGATACTGATTGGGTACAGACTTCTTACAATCATAAATTTAGAAAACGGTATGCTGGGATTGGCTATAAGTATGACGCGGAGCGGGATGCGTTTATCACACCCCAACCTTTCCCTTCATGGCTTTTCAACGAGGAAAGCCTTTCTTGGGAAGCCCCTATTCCTATGCCCGAACACGAAGATGAGGGCTTTATCCATTATATATGGGACGAAGAGAATCAATCTTGGGTGGAGATGGACATGGAACAACTAGCAAATAATAACAATGACATTTAGCATAACAAGATGTAAGCCGCGCTCGTTACCCGAAAAAGACGGGTTACAATGGGTGGTCGTAGAATTAGTAGTTGGAATGACCGGAGTAGATGAGGTTCTCGGTCTATCGGGCTACCGTGATACACTGGTCAAACTCCCTGCCGTTGACCCCAACAACTTCACTCCCTTTGAGGACATTGATGAGGCTTGGGTGAAACCGATATGCGAAAAGGTAGCGAAGGATAACAACTGGGAACAGAGCATTATTAACGAGATTGCTGCGGCAAAAGATCGGCCCATAGAGAAGCCCTTCTCTTTCCAACAGAAACAACCGGAGCCGACTGAATAATTTAAGATGTATCGGGTGGAGATATGAATGATTTGGAATGGGTAAAGGTATTCGGAGTGAACGGCACAGTGTTTGCCACAGTGTCCCTGTCGGACATTGAACTCGTTCTGAAGATTGTCCTACTGCTAATGACCTGCATATGGACAGGAGTAAAAATAGTTAAACTAATAAAAGAAGAATGAAAGAGAAATTAAAGAGCAGGAAATTGTGGATGGCCGTTGGAGGTCTGTTGACCGTGGCCGCTACTGAATGGTTAAACCTGTCACCTAACTTGACCGAACAGATTGTCAGCGCGGTTATTATAATCGTTCCGGCTTATATCGGAGGCCAAGGGATTGTGGACGCAATGAAGGAATATGCTGCCAAGAAATGATATTGGAAGCCTTACGAGGACTTGCCGCCCTTCCACGTTTAGTGGAAGCGGTGGAGTCCTTGTCGGACATTGCAAGAGCGCAGATGGCGCAAAAGAGGAGAACGGAAAAGGATGAAGCTGTGGACTCTCTCATTGCTTCTGCTCGTGAGCGCAGGTTGCGTGAGCGTGAAGCTGAACGGATTTCAAGAGATAGTGGAGAGGAATCAGACGGGGTTTGAGAATGCCGTTGAGAGTGATGAAGGGGCGGAGTTCGTCCGGCAACTGGGTAAGTACATTAATAAATTGGAACAACAAATAGAGGCAAACTGATATGGGAGCATTAACCGGATCAACAATTAGCTCAAGCTACGATATGTTGCTGAAGACCGCAACGACAGGCGGAGTCACAAGTACGTTAAAGGTGATCGAGGACGGTCTTGGCATTGATTCCGCCCTCAAGTTGTCCACCACTGTTGTCTCGGTGGATGGAGAGTTTCAATCAACTGGAGACTGCCTTCTTCTTGGCGGGACACTTCGGATTAAGGACAGCGGGAACACTGCTCAACGTGGGGCAATCTACGGAGATGCCGATGATTTCAGCATAGTCGCAGGGGTTAATAATTTGAAATTAAGCACGGCGGGCGGCTTGGCAATGACCATCTACTCTTATGGCTACGTCGGAATAGGCACCGCTGCGCCAATTGGTTTATTGTCCCTAGAAAGTGAGGGAGACAACTTCCTCCAATTTGAACTCACGGGAACAGGTGCTAACGTGTGGAGTGTTGGCATGGATAACAACGACGGGGACTTCAAGATCATTGATGGAGCTGCTGGAGACACACCCGCCTTGACCATAGACACTTCGGGCAACGTCGGCATAGGCTGCACTCCATCTGAAGCGGTTGAAGTAGTTGGCACATCCCCCTCGATAAAGGCAACGGCATCTAATGTTGGTGGCCAAGCAGAGATTAAGTTGTTTGGAGGCTCCCACGCTTCAAATGAAGCCGATAAGCGAGCAATTGTTTCAGACGGCGATTTAATATTCAAACGCACAGTCAGTAGTAGTTGGGTTGCCGACATGACCATCGACTCTTCGGGCAATGTCGACATAGGCACTAGCGGGCCTTCAACAACTAACGCAAGGCTCCATATTCATTCCGGCCTAGAACTCGCGTCTGACGTTGCATTATTAATTAGTGATTTCAATAATGATGCAACCACTTATGCGATGAAGATAGAGGATGAGGATAGTGGAGGCGAGTTATTCTCACTGAAGTCTGACGGAGGTGTAAGTTCCGGTAAAGTGGACATGATGGTAACTGGTGAAGTGATTGCCACGGGTATTCCAACAAGCTCGGACGGGTCGGGGCTTACTACCGGAACGATCTACAAGGAAACAAGCACGGGGTATCTTAAAATAGCATGACATTAACTGAACTAGCAGATTTTGTAACGACGAAGCTCTCTGATACTGACACGGATTCAGTGACAGTGTGCAAGAGCTTCATCAATCGCAGATACCAAATGATTTGGGACACGGGGTTGTGGACTGAATCAATGGGGGTAGCCACTCAAGCAGTAGCCGCAGGAGATACATCCATTAGCCTGTCCGATGCTCCGTCTATTACCTTCTATCAATCTTCCTCCACGCCTACTACGAAGGTAGATTTCCCTGTAGCCTTAAAATTCACAGAGTCCGGCAAGGACGACGGGCTTAATCTACTGAACGACTCATGGATGACGTTCTTTCAAATTGATCCCAATGCGTGGGAGGATGTAACCAGTAGACGGGCTAACCCTACCAACTTTATTAACCTGCCAAAAGATTCCAGCGGGAACTGTAGGCTCAAGCCTGTTCCGGTTCCGAAGACGGCGGGTAACGTGTTTGTCTTGGGCAAACTGAACTGGGTAGCACTGGGAGACGATGACACCCCTGCTCTGAATGGTGTGGACAATGCCCTACTCGCTTTTGCCGAGGGGGATATGCTGGAGCGGGCTAGACAATATTCCAAGGCACAGATCAAGTACCAAGAAGCTGCCTCGCAGGTGCAGATAATGAAGGACTTGGAGAATGGACAGAGACAATCCATTAGCCGGATTATTCCCTACACCTACGATGACTATAACTTTCATGGAACAGTGAGTGACTTCGGCCCGAAAGCATAAATGCCTTTACTAGAGAACAGCGCAACAGATGACCAAATCCTCTTGGACGGGGATACGGGATTCACTGGTGGACAAGCCAGTAACGTGCGCCGCAATCTAATTAAGGATGGGGCTTACACTGCTGGCAAGAACATTGACTATGATGTGTTCGGCAACCTTGTTACGCGCAGGGGTGCAGCGCAGGAAGCCACCAATGCCGAGACTTCGCGGTGGGATGATGTGGATACCGCATGGGAATCTGTCACCTCCGTTTGGGGTGTGTCTGACCTTGCTGGTGCGATTATTAGTGCAGCGGTGCTGGACAATACCTCCACTGAAATGGTGATACTTGCCGAATACGATGGAGCTTCAGTCAAGAACATCCGTTACCTGAAAAACGGAACAGCTTTCTCCGCAGCCATAACCACCTTCAGTGGGACAGATGTTTTCTTTGCCCAACTGTCAGACCGGATGTATTGGTGTGATGGTTCCGAAGCCTTGCAGTATGTGGACACGGCAGGGACAGGCTCCAGCATTACTGCTGGCAAGGTGACTTCCATCACGATGACCGAGCAAGGGAGTGGCTATGATGCTGTCCCTACTGTCACTATCTCTGATTCCCCAAGCGGTGCCGCAACCCCACCAACAGCAACAGGAACAGCCGTCTTGGGTTACAACCTTGGGGTGGCACGGGTGGACATAGATATTGAGGGAACTGGTTACTCTTCCTCGGCCCCTCCCACTGTTACTTTCACTGCCCCCACATCCGGCACAACTGCAACAGGAGTGGCTAACGTCAGCCAGCTACCTTCCGAGCCAAAGCTATTAACCAGCCATACCAACCGTCTCTTCTGTTGCTCTGCGGATACCGACTTCCTTCCCGATCAAGTATTTGTGAGCGGAGTCCTTGACGGAGAGAGTTGGGATATTGCTGGGGATCAAATCCGAGTCACAAAAGGTGACGGTGATCCCATCGTTGCCCTCTGCCCTTGGTACGATTTTAAGTTAGTGGTGTTGAAGGAGAGAAGCATTTGGGTCGTAGACGCAAACCCTTCACAGAACGTCTCTGATTGGACGATCAGCCTGTTATCAGACCGTGTAGGGTGCGTCAGCCACAAGTCAGTGCAGCAAGTGGGAGCCGATGTCTACTTTCTTTCCCGTGAAGGCATACAAAGTGTGTCCAACATCGAGGCGGGTAGCCAAGCAGCAGTGCAAGTGGCCCTCTCCGCGCCCATAGACGACTTCATCAACCGGATTAACCAAGATCAATGGGGTAAATGCGCGTCAACCTTCTACGGAAACCGTTACATGATCTCTTTGCCGATGGATGACTCCACTGTTCCCAACATCACACTCGTTTACAACACATTACACAAGAGTTGGAGTGGGTATTGGGTGGGCTGGGAGCCGAGAGCCTTTGCAGTCTCCGCTTTTGGAGGGAAAATCCGCCTCAACTTCGGGGATGAAGCTGGAAAGTTCTATACTTGGCGCGATTACGTCGATGAAGGCAACGCAACCGTCACTGATTACATGGATGACCTTGACACCTACGAGTCAGAGGTGATTTCGCGGGGTTACAACTTTAAGGAGCTATATTCGGACAAACTCGGCTACCAAGTGGAGTTTGATTTGGAGAATTTCTATTATAACGCAAGTCAAGACGTTAAGTTTTACTATCTGAAGAACATGAGTGACGATATTCTTGGGTTAACCACTGAAGCCGACTCGGTTTTGGATGCAGAAGATGATGCGTCACTGGATGGGTGGAGTTCCCGCGAGCTTTTGGGTACGGAAACGATTAGCAACCGTGAGAGTCATTTCATCAAGGGTTACAACCTCTTGAGCAAGAATAAGTTCAAGGAGATACAGTTTGTAGCCCACACAGCCGGAGGCAGGTTAGCCCTGCAAGCAGTTAAGACCTCTGCTTTCCCCGATACCATTGATCCACAACGATGACTGCCTTGGATGTAATGACATTAACAGTGGGTCTCTTCTGCCATAGGAATCTTGGGCATTGCCGTAAGTGGGACAAGGCACTCATGCTGAAATGGGTGGAGTGGTTCATCGTCAAGAAGAGGTACTGGACAGTAGTACGGGACGGGGAACTGAAAGGAGTAGCCCTTGTTCGGTTT